AAAGATCTCCGCATTTCTTATAAATTCTTATCGATCTTTCGATAATATTATCATCATCGTCATACCTTACAGAATCGCAAAGATGATTATTTTCGTCTTTATCAACGCAATATTTAATAAGACGATTTTTGCTATCGTATTCACGAGTAGATTTTACTTCAGATTCGGTTCTACTCAGAGAAACTAATTTGTCTACTGTTTCGATAAGTTTTTTGCCATTGTAAGAATTTGAAATTATTCTATTATATAACCTACCGTTTGATCCGTATCTTTCCGAATTGGCCGATGTTAATATTCTACCACATGTATCTCTACAAACCGTTAATTGACGATACAAAGGTTTGTATTTGTTGCAGCTTTTATCCACAACTCTTATAAGAGACGAATACAGCGACCCATCAATTATATTACCAATATCGGTCTTCTTATAATCAGGATACTCTTCAACCTCCTGAAAGGTTAATTCGTCTAAGTCGACTGTTCTGGTTCTCTTTACGATCAGATTGTTTTCTTCATCTGTAGTTGTAAGAGTCATAGTGTCGTCTGTCAGGGCTACATCTGTTATCGCTTTAACGTCACTATAGCAATAGTCACCCCTTCTATTAGCGGTAGTAACTACCTTTCCAATCGTATTACCGTTATATTCAACCTCCATAACTGTTGTTGTAACGATTGGTGTTTTCTTCTTACTCATCTTAATACTTCCTTTCTATAATCCATGACAGAACGATCTCCTGCACAGAACATTGGACGTTTAAAGTCAATATGACTCTCTATAATGCCTCTATGGTAATCAGCGAGTTCATTATATACTGAAATCTTATAATAATCATCACGTTCCAATGCGGGTTCGTCACTCATATCGACACTTTCGACAATACGAATAATATTTCCTTTGGTATCATAATAACGCTCGGAATTATATTCAGTATATTCTTCCATACTTTTTGTTACGGAATTGTCTTCGTTTTTTATATATTCGGTATTTTTATAAAGATGATAAATAATGTCTTTACCATCTTCGTATTCATATTTCATATGGTCCTTTGCTGTATGGCTAACATACAAGAGGTTGGAATTATTTGATAATGATTCGTAGTTCTTAGTTTCGGTAATTCTTTCTACGATTCGTCCCAAATCATCTCTTTTTATCCTCTCTGTTGTTTCATACGATGGGCGTGCATCGCATGTATTATATATTCGCTTTTCATTTAACAGAGTATTAAAATTTCCATTAAGCATAACGCCTAATGCTCTGGGGTTATTTAATACTCTTGTCTTGAGCACGTTCTCATCTTCCAAAAGTTTATCATCATATATATTAACATACATTGTTTTGGTTTTATGTGTAATCGTGTTGAGTTCGAGCTCACCTCTGCTGTTTCTATTTCTATATCTAGTAGTCTTGCGATTAACACTGATTTTTTCAGTAAGAATATGCTTATCCGGATCGTGTTCATACTTGAAGTTCATCGTATCAATATATTCGGATGCAATTGCTTTTGACCCTGATAAAGCGTAATACGTTCCAGATTCGGTTACTCTTTTAACATGACCTTTTCTATAGTACGAAATATCATATATGATTTCATTCGTTCTCGCTGATCGATTATTTGCACGATCAATAGAATACGTATCAACATGCTTTCTCGTCATTCTACCGAATTTATTGTATATACATGTTATTATATGCTCATAATTGTTGTTTCGTAATACGCATCGATATATGTTTCCATTTTGATCATAATCCACATAGTTATGATAATCGCTTTCAAATATATCGTTATTATCCGTATCCAGTGCAGTGGATTTACGACGATGTGAAGTTTCTCTGTATGCACTTTTCAGACCATTCTTATCAAACGACATATCAATGTCATATCCAAAGACTTCAGATGATTCTCTTTCGATAGAGCCTGTCTCTTTTGATGTCGTATATGAATATGACGATAACAATCTACCGTCAATGGCGCTATGAGTATATTTAGTTTTGGTGACGTTATTATAATCTGTACACGTCATGTCTGTATACAGACATTTTCCGGCGATTATTGCGGCGTTAGCCTCATATTCAAGACTACCGTCTGTTATATCAAAAATCGCTTCTCCTAACAGAAAGTTATTTTCATTGATTTTATAGTGAGATGATGTCTTCATCTCATCGTCAAATACTGTATCACAGAATAATACAATATTTGATGTATCTTTTGAAGCTGTCATATTGGTGCTTGATTTATAAATTGTCGTGGATGCGGTATGATATCTCGGCTGATCAGATTTTGAAACTGTCTCAGTATAATTTGTTGAAACTTTACGGATTGTATTGTCATCCTTGTTATACTGTACGGTTGTTTCTTTTATTTTTTTCATAATAATACTTCCTTTCAGTTTAAGTTTAAATAAGTAATAGAGGAGGATAACCCTCCTCTATTTACATTGTCATCTTATCGTTGTCGAATCTAAGACCTAAACTCGATATTATTTCTTTAATATGGTCTTTAGATACTGACTGAATTGTCGACATTACTTTGTCAAGAGCATATTCTTCCGAAGACTTGTCATTTAACGTGCATGTGACGAATTTAGATATTAACTGACCATTAATATCATTATACACATACTCTGTCTTGGTTGTGGTTTCGAACATGGCATTCTTATCCGAATATTCGATCATTGTTGGCTTATCAGAGTTAGAATTATACTCATATTTGAAACTTTCTGAAAAAGTCTCTCGATCAGTTTTACCCTCAATAAGTTTTCCATCATCAGAAAATGTGTTACTTTTATTGAGAGTAAACGTATCATTATTATCCTCCGACTCAGTCTGGCTTATGATATATGGCTGAGTTTCGTGGTTGTCATTATAAATTGTTCCACTAAATCCTTCCCTTGTAACAAGTAACGAATTGTTAAATGTCTTAGAAAGTAGAGCTCCTGGTCTGTACTTTGTAGTAATGATAACTGGTCTCCTTGGTCTATTTTTGTCCATAGCCTCATTATAATAAACCAGTTTTCTCGTCTCGGTAACTGTATCATCAGAATGTGTTACATAATGAACATCCATCTGACAAGTGACAGTGTTTCTTACCGAACCATCAGGTCTATATGTCTTATCGTCAGAAACCATTTTTATAACTCTGCCATCATAATCGTATTTTATATGAACAACAATATCCGAATCTCGATGTCCATTATTTAATACTGATGAAGTTTTTTCGACAAGACGGTTTTTATGATCATACGCTCCTGTCTTTATTACCTTAAGCCTCTCTCCATCAGTGATTGGAACGCAGGTTTTAGTAACTTTTATGAGATTATTTTTGTCGTCGTATTCATAATCCTCGATAAAATTATCAAGAAACGATGCTTTACACTGACCATTTACTGCAACTGTGTACTTTTCTATATAACCAATCTTTCCAAAACTTGTATATCTATATGAAGTTTTTTCAGTTTTTGGAGCTGTCGGCGCCTCGTTTGATTCTTTATAATTATATTCAATTGTCTCTTCAATCAAACGGCCTTTATCATCATATTCATAGAATTTACTCTGATCGTTTGTTCCTATAAATACTACTTTATTTGCACCGTTTATCTCTTTGAATTTTGTCGATGATAAACGTGTAAGTGACGGAGTCTTACCGCATATCTCATGTGTCTTTTCCTTTACTGCTTTGGTCTTCCTGTCGAATTTTATCGACAGGTTTTCTACTGCCAGACTTTCTGAGCTGTGTGCGACAGAATTAATATGGACGAGCTCAGTATTTTCGTCCATAATAACATGATTTGCTGTAGTGGTTATGTTTGTATTGTTTGATAATTCAATACCTTTAGCTACTTCGAAAGTGTTAACCACCTCTGTAGAAATGTTTTCTACATCAGGGAATTCCTCTGTGTATCTCTTAACGTTTGTGTGTTTAGTTGTTATACATTTCATTAGTCATTCTCCTTTTCATCATCATGGTTGTCAGTTTCGGTTTCTTTCTTTGGTTCCCATTTGTACTCTTCTACTTCAATAGCAGTTTTCTGCTTCATAGATTCTGTACAATCAAGATACCTTTGATTATAAGATCCCATGAACGGGCAATCAAGGGATTTCTTATCTATCTTAAACGGACCATCAATCAAAAAGTCTGTTACTGTTAACAGACGAAGATAGTCCATATCTTTTTCGCTTTCTTTGAGCAAGTGCTCAAAGACATAACCAGAATAGGTTATGATAGAAAGGTTAGGATCGTAGTCCTTGATCTTTCTTCCAAGTGTAGCAAGCACTCCTGCTTGCTGAAATGGTTCGCCTCCGCTAAATGTTACTCCATCAAGCAGAGGATTCTTTTTTATTTCGTCGAGGATATCTTCAACCGACATGAATTTACCCCCAAGTGGATCATGAGTGTGCTTATTATGACACCCCTCACAATTATGATAACAGCCCTGGACAAATACAACATATCTCATCCCAGGACCGTCTACAATTGAATCGTTTACAATTCCGGATATTCTTAAACGATTATCCGGATGTATTGCGTTTAATGAACTACTCATTATTTTCACCTCTTTCTTTTGCTTTTAACCTTCTTTTAACCACCATCAGGCAACAACTATCTTCAATATCTTGATCTACCTGAAGAGGATCAGTATAGTCATAATCTCGGAGATCACTGATGATATCTTCAGCATACCAACATTCTTCAGGGATAGTGAAAGTTGCGATTTTAGCCTCATTACCTGTTTCTGAATGAGTTCCTCTTAATATAATTAAGAGCTGACGTCTTTGTAATACCTTACAGTGTAAGGTAAGTCTATGCTTGCCAGTCTTTTCTTTTTTGTTATCGTACTCATAGACAAAGAACTTTACTTCATGTAATTTGTCTATTTTGCTATCGTTACTCTTGATAATAGTATCAAGCTTACCTATGATAGCAGGAAATATATCGTTCGAGGTTTCTACGTCTTTTCTTTCGTAATAGTACGAGCCATGATACTCGTCTATTCTGAATGCAGTTTTAACTTCTTCCATTTTAGAATTCCTCCTTATTATTGAATAGTAATCGGAACATTATTTTTTGTAATCTGTTCCGTATCCGATTAATTCTTTATACCTCTGAACAATTGCGCTGTTCAAAAGGTATTTTTTATAATACCTTGAATCTTCGAAATCTTTTGATCTTCTTATATCTATCGATGTAAGGAAATCATAGTCTTGAGATTCGAATGTCGTGTCTTCTATATCGTCATACTCGCCATTACGGTAATTATCAATATAGTAGGTGCAGAGTTTATCAACCCTATCATTGAAATCACAAATGAACTTTGCTTCTTCCATTGTAATAGAGTCCGTATTCGTTTTATTGTAGTAATTCATCTGATATTCGACATCGGACGAATTACTTTTGTTCGAATGTCCCTTAACGTTCTTGAAACGAACTTTAAGGTTATTCTGTACGATATGATTGATTATCATACAGAGAAGTTTACAATTCTTAACCTCGCTCTTGCTTTTAGTAAGCATTTGAGGTATTATTAATGAATTGCGTTTTGTTTCCTTGTAAGTCTTAACCCAATCGATTATCCAGTTGGTAAGACTCTTTACATTATACTCCGAATCGGAGTATATTATATATGGCTCGTCATTATTAGGCTTTAAAGCTTGAAGTGCCATATAAATACCAAATAGCTCTCCTTCATTATTTGTAGATTCGACACATAACTTAACCTTAGCAGAATCTACATAGTAGTTATCTGGATCTGAAAAATTAACAATCAGGGAACCTCCACACGAGGTTCCCTGTTGAATTCCGCCATCTGTAAACACTTTATACATGGGCCAATATTTCCTTTCTCTTGATAATTCCACCAACTATGCGGCTGAATTTATCAACGAAAATCTCGTATGTCCTTACATCGACGGTAAGTTTTAGCTCATCGTATTCATATGCTCCGAGCATCACTTCACCGTCGCTTTTATATATTTTTATAGTATGGTCACCATCTGTATTTTCGAAGATAACCATACTATCAGAATTTCTGGGCCAATTGTATACGACATCTTTGTAGATTGTCCTTAGTTCTTTGGCCCTATAGGTTTTTGCCATTGTTTAACCTCCTTATTATAAATCGGTAATTTCGCGGAATGAGTAAGGTTCCGCAATTATACTAATGTTTTCCATATTAGCCGTTTCTTCGAGCGAAGTTATAGGCATTGAGAAAACATAATCATTCAGATAATCTATTATCTGATTTGTGTCGGTGAAGTTACATGTATCATATTCATGTATATAAAATGATAACTTCCCGTCGTCACTGTATCGTTTATTTAAACCGATATCCCCTTCTGATAAAATCTCCTGATCGATTCTGAGGAAAGGATTGTTCGGTCTCTTTTCAATAAACTTCAATGAATTATCATATTCTGTTAAAGGTGTATAGATATCCATATAGAAATTTATAGTGTCCGTATCTGGGACGTACAAAGATTCCGGATCGTTTGTTAGAAAAACATCACAACCAGGCTCTTCCGCCTTATAGTATACTTCTATAAGCGGTTCACCGTTCTCGCTATAATAAGAACTAATTATATCGATCCAAATTTTACAATTCGGTAACCACTTATCTTCCTGCGATATATAGAACTGTGGCATAGATGGGTTATCGCTAATATCTTCTACGAAGTATAGCTCTCCATTAACATGTTCATAGCCATATTCGTCGCCATACGGAATACCCCATTCTCGGGCTATTGCTGTAAGGTGAGGAAATTTTCCCTCGGTCATGAACAAGTTTAATAATTTCTGATGGAATTGTCTTAATGCGTTCATACAAGGTTCATATGATGATTCCTTTGCAACGAACACAATATCTGTTCCGCACATGTTTGCCATTTTAGTTTCCTCCTAACTAAATATCTTTTTATTATTTCTTGGAAATCGAGGTTTGATATAATCTAAATTCATATCAAACTCTATTTGCGCTATCATAGTATGATAGCATTCATATAAACCGTCTGTTACATTTTCTATATTGCCATCATTAATACTAGAACAAGTAATGATGGTCGGTTCTATTCCAGGATGGTCAATTATAATAGATATCATACTATCTCCACCCTGTATTTGAATAGTATGTTTTTTGCCGTTTACAGTCTGAAACTCTTGTATCAGACTAGGTTTAATAACTCCTTTCTTAAATTCTTTTAATTTTTGTCGGATGATTTTTTCGAACTCATCGTGACTGATTTGATAGTACACCATATAAGATGCACCTCCTTTTCCATCACTATAATATATAAATTCAGAAAATATTGTCGGTAGGGAATTTCCCTACCGACTCGTATATTAATTCTTCTTAACGCATTTTATTCCCTTGTTAAGGAAATTCTTGATACAATTTGAGTATCTTCTCATAATACCGTAGTTATTAGAGCTTTCGAGCTGAGGAGATGTGAGTTCCTTAGCAAAACCCTCGTTCTCGAATACTACAGCAAGCTGTTCCTTCTCGAGACTATAATGCTCGCAGATAGAAGCGTGTGCATCATATTCATCCTTGATATCTTCATAAGATTCAATAAGTTTATAAAGCACATCAAATTCAACGAGATATGATTCGCAGCATGAATCAGAACCTTCGTCGCACTTCAGAATCGGAATAGCGTCGATTGTATAGTTCATTTCTGTTGTATCAAGACCAGCAAGTGTGTCTTCGAAATCGCTTACGATAACATCGTTATCGATACAGTCTGTTGTACATACATCAGCCTTTGAAGCTTCCTTAATAATCATCATTGATGTCTGATTAAATATACTCATAGTCGTTACCTCCTTAAGGTAAAATTTTATAGATATGTTGACATATACTATTTAGATGGGTTTTGTTTATTTCATAAATACTTTCAAAGCCTTTTGTTCTTTGCCCTGATATCGTATTTATAGCAAAATATTTATGATCCTTGAAAGATTGTACAATAGCAAGATTTTCAGTACCTTCAAGTAATGATTTCTTAAACTCGTACTTCTCTGGATCAAGAACAGGGAATAATATAGGTTTCTGTTTTATACATTCCAATTGGAATTGTAATGTAGCCATATCGGTTTCATGTTGAACATATATCTTTTCAATGTCAATCTCTTCAAGTATTGAACTGAGTTTCAGTTGATCATCTGATAATATTTCATCGAACTCGGTTAATAGAGTTGCAAAGTAATCTTCAGGAACTTCTTCTTCGTTTTTATACTTTGAATATACTTCTTTAAGTATAGAGCAAGAATCTCCGAGATATTTATATGAAGTCATAACAGTATTCTCGTCAAAGATATCTTCAGCTTTTTCTCTTTTAATCTTACCCTCATCCGATACAGTAAGAATATATTCTGAAGTTATATCATTTGACAGCGCATACTTTGACTTCTTTCGAGTATTTCTTTCATTTGACATATAATTAATGACATATGTATGCATAGGAGTATCAACGCCGACGGGCATTCCACCAATAGCTCCAACAGCCATATGTTCATGAATACGAGATATAGTCTTAGGATCTTCGTCTCCCATATACGCTTCTTTCAGTTCAGCAAATATAGTAAGAAGTTGCACGAATTCATTATTAGTAAGACGTATATAGTTATATACACCTTGATCAGTAATGAACTTCTCTTTCTGTTCCTGTTTAGCTCTATATTCCGGCATTTCTCTGTTGTTCTTATTATCTCCACCATCTTTAATATCGAATACGAGATTATATGGGAGATAAATAGCATCAGTTATCCAAGTTCTTTTAACACCATTGATTTCATATTCAATCTTTGGTCCTGGAGTTAAAAGATCTTCCGAATCTATATTCAGAACAGTATCGCAAAATTCTAAGAACTTTCGTTCATAAGATCCTACATATGTTTTATAAGTTCCATCAGACCATCTATACTTACCAGAGATTCCTCTATTGGCAAGCATCTTATTTTCTTGCCATTCAGGATCATCCAATAGTGTAGTTTTACCATGAACTCTAAGCATATTCTTTTCATATTGCTGTCTAGCTTCTGCTTTACAGGCATTGGAGCAATATGCTTCATATCTTACATTCTTTTCATCCCAGTTTGTATGCTTCTTACAGATTCGACATAATCCGAATCCTGCTCCAACTGGTTCTTTCTTATTACATAAATCAAACACGATTCTATTAGCAGTATAGCCTTTATCATTATTCAGCATATCAGAATGGTGTTTATCTATATGAGAACTTAACTTGTTCCGTTCTGCCATTTTACCACAGTACGGACAACGATATTTTCGAGCCATGAGATTTCTCCTTTCTCGAGTAATTTAATTATTTAAATGTTCTTGGGTTAAAATATTGAGCGTTTGATAAAGTCAAGAGTTTAAGTTGTATATTATAATAGTGTAAAGGAGGTATATTATGAATTTATTCTTAAACATTTTGGCAGGATGTAGCCTGCTAGTGCTAATTATTGCCTTTATATGGGCATTAGCGCTAAGCGCAAATCCTGGATCTGCCGATCCAGAATTTGATGAAAGGATCAAGGAGTTACAAAATCTCCTTGATTCAAGAGAAGACCTGGAATAATCCGGGTCTTTATTTTTTCTCATTTAGTAATTTTTTATTATAAAATAAACATCTATGTAATAGAGGAGCAGGGGATGGAGGGAGCATATAATTAATTACAATAATCAGGAGCGGAGGAAAGAGGGACAATGATAACAATTGCAGGAATAGGTACAATAGTATTACTTAATGCATTACCCCTAATACCATTACTTAAAATATTGATCAATAAAAAAGATAATATAAACGAATAATATTTAGAAACAGGGATTATCCCTGTTTCTTTTTTGTTCCTTCAGATAGAGGAACTTTATAATAAATCAATCCCTATATAAGGAGGTCAGAATATATGGGTGGTAAATTTATCAATAAATCTTATGTCAATGCTATAGATACTTTAACCAAAGGTACTATTGACAGAGTACAAAATGCCAATTATATTTATAATAATCACAAACCAGTAGTATCTACTTGGTTTAATATGAATAAAGAAGGAACAACTTTCGATGAAGCTACCAGAGCTGAATATGTTCAGCTTGGTAAATTAAGCCCAATTAAATTCAATCAGATATCCGATGCAGTATTCTATTCTTCAGGTATTAAGATTGAACTTGATGTAGATTATAATGAAGAAGGTTTAGGAGTAAATAACCTTCCAAATATCGGAGGAATTGTTCTTCCTAATACATGGATACCATATGCAGGAGATTACTTTATTATCAATCATATGCAAAAAGATTGGTTATATAAAGTCACTGCAGTATCTTTTGATACTATCGATAATGGTAACAACATCTACAAGTTCGAAGCTTCTCTTGATCAAATGGATTCTTCTCAATTACGTTCTCAAGTTGTTTCTAAATACAGGATGGTAATAAACAATGTTGGAACGTCATATAATGCTGTAATTACTGAAGAGGTTTATAACAGTGTCGAAACTATAGATACTATATTAGACTCTCTGAAGGATTACTATATAGCATTATTTTACAATGAACGAGTTCAGACATTTACATATCAAGGATATTATGGAAAACTCTATGATCCTTACATGATTGAATTCATTATGCGTAATAATCTTCTGGAAGGATCTTCTCAATACATTTATGCACAACATGAAGTTCCGGTCCCTAAAACATTTTGTATAGATTATAATCAGACCTATTTCCGTGCACTTGAGAACAAGTCTTTAGATTTGTTTAACAATAATTTCTGTTCTGCATCTCTAATAGACAATCAATATAGCCTTTTCTCTTGTGTAATGGATGATTACTTTATGATATCATACTCTGGTCTTGGAATTCAAAAATTCCAAACTCTTGATAGTGAATTAGTATCAAGAGTTAAGGAGAATAAAGAATACACAGATGGAGAACCTGAATCTTATTACAATATCATTATCAGATATTTCAATTCTGAGAATATTGGAAACGATATAATCTCTTATCTGGAAAATATAAAGTTCGAACCAACAAGTAAACTTTTCTATGCTATTCCAATGATAATATATATCCTTGAGAAAAACGTTGAAAATCTAATGTCGTAACATACTAATAATTTAATCTCTATAAAGGAGGGTTAATATGAATAGAATATGTGAAGATATGATCGAAGAATGTCTTAACGAGTTCGACGAAATAGATGATGAAATATATTCAGAATCTGTGCTTTGGCTCGTAGACGATTATATCGATTCTCATATCACTGAATGTATGAGCAATATATTTACATCTGACAGTGAAACTACTGTTTACGATGCATTATCTAATTTTGTATCGATACTCAACAATACAGATGATTCTGGATCCGATACAGACTCTGACTATAGCATGACAGCCATAGCTCCAGAGG